TAACAAAAGAAGAGGGGGCCATGACAGCCCCCTTTTTTTATTTTAGTCCTGTTGCTTCTGCAGCAAACCTAGCAACTATAGCTGCATCATCTAATCGTTCAAGAGATCTATCTTTTATGTCTGACTCTTTCAGATTACTTTTAATGTGCCTCTGTGCAGGTATGAGCAGAGTAACTAACTTATCATAGAACTCTCTTTGTTTAGCTTCAACGTGTCTCTTAGCTTCTTCTTCGATGTTCAATCTATGCTTCTTTTGGTATTTGAAAACAGTATGTTTTAGCTGTAGCTGATGGTCCTGGTTTTGAATCTTCCAAGCGTGTTTCCATTTTAGAACCTACCTCATTACAAGACGCATTATCCATAAACAAACCATTAAAGGCATGTACTTGTACCTTACCTTCAAACATCATAACTAACAGTAAAGCATACATCTTAAAACCAATTCTTCACTTGATCAATAATTGCTGGTCCATGCTCTGCTGCTAAACTTACTACTTCACCAATAGCTAACATACCGATTGTTGCTACTGCCATAAATTCAATACCTGTCATGTTACTTCTCCTTTGGGTTTATGTTAAGTCTACTATTTCGCAAACATCACCAGTGCAAGCCATAGTCTGCATTGCTACCGTGTTATCTTCGCTTTCATACTCAGAGAGTTTAGACCACTCTATCTTCTCTGGCATCTCTGACAAGAGTACTTGATACTCTTCTTTATTACAATCTTGATAAGGTGCTTGTTGATAAGTATGATCAGAGTGTGGCAAAAAAGACACACCACTCATCTCATCAAAGTGCTCATACACAAATGCACCTACAGACATCCACTCTTCATCCCGTACTGAGATCGTTACGCTTGGCTTATGTTCGCACCAGTGACGCTGATATGTAAGCCATGTCTCTAGCTGTTCAATGGCAGTCATATCATTACGTGTGATAGCTCCTGCTGGTGCTTTGACAGGGAAACTAAATACAGTTGTACTGTCACCCTTCATTACACATGGCTCATTAGGTACGCCATTGTCCTTCATAAACTGTGTTAGCGGATCATTGTTATCACCCCTAACAGTACGGATATAATAGGAACTGTGGCGAGCATGTATGCCAGAGGCACTATCCACCAGTTGCGATACCGTGCCTGACGGTTTGACACATGTAATCGCAGCAGCAACAGGTATACCAAGACGGTCAGCCCATTCAGCATTAGTAGAAACAGCAATCCCACGAAGGTGTGCAAGGGTCTTCTCCAATCCTCTATTAGCAGAGGTCATCAGTGGGTTGTCCATTATCCCTGTAAGTGACACACCCAGCAAACGCTCCTCTTCTGTGTTCTTGTTCCACACCTTACGCAAGTATGGAAACTTGGTGTAGGTGGATTGTATGGTTCCCAGAATCGTAGCCAAGCGAACCTTTCTTTCCAGATCTTCAATAGTATCTGTGGCACGTACAACAACTTCCGTAAGATTACAGAACTGATACGGTCTAAGTATGATCTCACTGCATGGATTAGTTCCAAACTCATAGTTAGGATCACGCCTACCATACTTCGCAGCTTGCTTCTTACTTGCTTGACGATTAAATACACCACGCTCTCCTGATTTACTTTCCACTAAGGACATCCACTCACGCATGAAAGTTTCCATGTCTGGCTTCTCAGTGTATGCAGTAGAGTTATTAGCTAATGCTCGCCACCCTGCAGTTTCCCACCACTGTCCTGACTTAGCGTGGCGCATACGGTCATCTGACAAGTTAGACAGAGAGATCATAGCACTACGTCTTACACCACCTACAACAACGATCTGTCCAATAAAGCACATAAGATCGTGACACTCTAAGCTAGTAAGCTTACGTCCTTGTGCATTCTTGAATGTCTGTACAGCAAAGTTAAACAGTTCTACTAGAGGCGCTGGGCCACTAGCTCTACCACCAAACGTCTTAAGCCTAGCACCTGCAGGACGTACCTTACTTATATCCCACTTAGGTATCTCACCAGCCCATAGGAGTGCAAGCACTTGTCTGAAAGCTTTAGCCCAACCTTCCTTACTATCCTTAACAACAACAGTAGTCTCACTGTCGAACAACTCAGGAACCTCAGGGAGTTTACTGATGAACTGCCTCTCAACACTGAAGCCAACACCAGTACCACACAAGAGGATGAACATAGCCTCATCGAAGGACTTAGGGTCATCTACGGGTAGGTAGCTACAGTTGTAACCTGCTGTATTGTCACGCTCAAGGGCAGGGCCAGCAGTCATCATAGCTCTCATGGATGGCATTACTTCTAGGTCTAGTATAGCATCACGTATTTTGTTTACGTATGAGTCCTTGCCAGCTTTAGTACGTACTACATTATCCATGTATCGTTCTACTGTTTCAGACCAAGACTCACGCCCTTTACCGTCACGGTACTTAGCGTAGCGAGACAGAGCGATAAAGCTTTGATAGTCTGTTGGTAAATAGTTATCCATTATCTGTTGTCTCCTGATCCACCTAGAACCCCACGCTGCTCTCTATCATCTAGCTTCTTCATGTTCATTTCCATGATAGTCTTTAAGTTACCACCAAAGATGTTAGCTAAAGCTGTAGCATAAAACAATACATCACCTAATTCTTTTAGTACTTCTTCATCTGAGAACTTATTCTTATCACGAAATAGTTTTTTTACTTTCTCAGATACTTCACCTGCTTCTCCTACTAAACCAAGAGTGTTCTCTACTAAACGTTCACGGCCCTTGGTAAATACTTTATCCTCTACAAACTGAGAGTAGAACCTGATAGGGTCATTCTCATACACTGGACTATTTTGAAACATATCAAAGTAACCAAACGCTTTTAAATCAGTTTCATTAATCAACACACTCTCTCCTTAATATTTAAGTTGTCTACCTCTACATCATCTATATCGTAGAATGTGTTACGAATAAGATCATATATATCATCTACGTGAGCCTCTTCTAAAGCTGAGAATATATTGTTATCATCATCTACCTTTAGAACAAATGTTACACTAAACTTTCTCATTTGTGTGTGTCCGTCCACCGTTTTCTCATCCTCTGTAAATACCATATTGCTTTGTCTATATCTTCTAAACCATTCTTATACTCGCATCTCCACATATACTTTAGTACGTTAGCTGCATGTGGTGCTATAGATCCAGACATGTTCTCAGTCATAGCTTCTATTGCATCAATGCATTCAATACCAGCGTGATTGTAGTGTACTGGATTGTTTACTGCATCATGTGTGTTACTCATGCGTTACCCTGTGTTTTAGTAAATTTAGTTAGGCGTAAAACTTTACCATTCGTACCCTCTACTTCTTCATACTCTGTTTTTCTGTCATTGTCAACCCCTATTAATTCATTTCTTTTTTCTTCTACTAAATCATATAAGTCTTCATCCGTTTGTGCCATCTCTAAGAATGTTCCCATAAGAGTAGCCAGATGTACAAGGTACGCTATTGTTTCCTCATTAGATCTTTTAGTTGGGCCTACTGACAAAGCCGTAGAAAGTTCACCTGACCACTCACCATACTCGTCAAACTCTACAGGTCTTAGTAGTATAGCTACTTCATCATCTTTTAATGTGTAAGACATTACTCTATCCTTTTGTCTCCCTTGAAAGGGATGCGTTTTAAAGTTAAAACTTTTCCTTTTTCTTTAAGCCAGGATTCTGGTATGACACGATGCGCCCACATAAACTCTGACTTATCACACCAATCACAGTACCTACTCTTAGCACCCTTGTAAAGCTTTGCCATAGAGTTACTAAATACAAACCGTATATCTAACTCTGGGTGCTGCTCTCGTACTGCTAGGTGCTTTCTTCTGTCTTCACTATCAAAGATACCCTTAGTCTCTATGATAATACCGTTGTCCAAAACAAAGTCAGGTGTGTATGTCCTGTAGCGTAGGTCTTCCCACTCTATCTTTAAGACTTCATACCTGACTTTACTTTGGTTCTCTTTTAGGTACGCAGCGGTAGTCTTCTCTAAGCCACTACGATACCGTCTAGAGCTATGCCGCCTCTTCGTTGTCATCTACTTCTTCATCTGTATTAAGTGATGCCTTTAAACGATTGGCTAAGATGTTACCTACAGTGCGAACACTGGATAACTCATAGTTCAACTGCGTTTGTACAGTTGAGTTGTATTGTAGCTCATTGATTAGAGCCTGTTGATCTTCTGAGAAATCTTCTGTCTCATATTCTACTTCATCAATAGTTACTTTTGTCATTATCTATCACTCCATAAGCTGACATATTCTACTGTTGGTGGGGTTTTCTTTCCACTGTATACCTGAGAAGGTAATGCTCTTAGTGT